TGATTATATAATATTTTATATAAAAGTATATATGTTTAATAAAATTATATTATAATTGATATATCATATATAACTTTAAAAAATAAAAAAATATATAAAAAATAATTTTTTTTAATTAAAATTTTCTAAATAATAGTTATATTAAAATGGGAGGAGGTTTAATGCAACTCGTCGCTTATGGCGCTCAAGATGTTTACTTAACAGGCAATCCACAAATTACATTCTTTAAAGTCGTATATCGTCGTCACACTAACTTTTCAGTAGAATGCATCGAAGTTCCATTCGATTCTGCTCGTTTTGGTGGTCGTAACACAATTCAAGTTCTCCGTAATGGTGATCTTGCTACACAAGTATATGTTAAAGTTACACTTCCATCACTTAGCACATGTAGTCAAACAAAAAAAGTAGCATGGACCCGTCGTATTGGACACGTTCTTATGAACAACATTGAAGTTACCATTGGTGGTTCTCAAATTGATAAACACTATGGTCTCTGGCTCGATATCTGGTACGAACTTACTCACACTGAAGAACAAACCCGTGGTTATGATAACATGATTGGTGATGTACCAGAATTAACAACTCTTAAAAGTTATATTCCACAATATACTCTTTATGTACCACTTCAATTCTGGTTTAACCGCAATACTGGACTTGCTCTTCCACTTATTGCTCTTCAATATCACGAAGTCCGCTTCAATGTTGAATTTACCAGATTAGAAGATGTTCTCAACACTCAAGGAGGTAGTGCATCCGAATGCTGTACAGGTTGCGGTTCTGGTCTTCCAACAAACTTTGTTGATGCCAGCATCCTTGTAAACTACGTATATCTTGATCAAGAAGAACGTCGTCGTATGGCTCAAGTTGGCCATGAATATCTTATTGAACAAGTTCAATTTAATGGTACTGAATCTATTTCCAGTGCAAATAACCGTATTAAACTTGATTTTAACCATCCATCTAAAGAACTTATCTGGGTTCTTCAATCAAGTCTTTTTACACAACACAAACGTTTCTTAACCTATTACAATGGTGATGAAGCTGAAACTCTTAATCTTGCAAACAAAAATCTTGCTCTTGGTTTAGTTTCTGCAGGTGATAAACCAAGCAATACAAATGGTTCTAACTGGGTTCCAGTAGCTGGTCTCTCTGGTACACTTGATGGAAGTGGTGTTCCGGCAAACAGTGTTGGTATTGTCAACTTTATTATTGAAGCTGAATACCCAGATGGATGCAATTGTCCATGCCCAAATCCACAATTAGATGTAATTTATTCAGCTATTGTTACAAATGATAGCACTTCTACATGGAATGGTGATCAATTATGGGCAAACAAAGGTCTTTCTTTTGGTGATTCTACAGTTGATCTTGCACATAAACTTAAAGAAGTACAACTTGTAGTTAATGTTGATGCAACTGGTAATGTAGTAATTGATGATGTTAATGTTCTTGAATCACTTCTTAACATTGCAGATGCTTCTACACCAGTTGATTTAGTAGTTGACAATCGTTCTGTAGTTGCACAAGCTCGTGATGTACTTGTTAATCAACCACTTAACTATGGTGCTGATCTTGCTGGTACTGGTATCATGGTATCTGTTGCTAAAATCCAACTCAATGGTCATGACAGATTTGATGAACAACCAGGTGAATACTTCAACTATGTACAACCATGGGAATGCCACACACACACTCCAGTAGATGGTGTTTATGTCTATTCATTTGCTCTTCACCCAGAACAACATCAACCATCAGGTACTGCTAACTTATCACGTATCGACAGCACCTATTTATATCTTCAACTCGTCGATCCATTCCGTCCAGTTAACACTTCACCATACTCAACAACATATGCCTATGAAACCTATAACGTTCCAGATTGCGGTCAATATCGTAGCATTCCTGTCGAAGTAGTTAAAGATTCCCTTCTCTGGGTATTCGACTTTAACTACAACGTTCTTCGTGTAATGAGTGGAATGGGCGGGCTTGCTTATGCCAACTAGGGTTGTAAATATTACAATATATTTTATATAACCATGTGGGCAATAGTAAAAAACCATATAAAAATATATTTTTTTGATTAATAAATTAATTAAAAAAATTGAATTTTAAATAGTGTGTAAATTAGACAATTTTATTTTCTAAATAAATACTATATGAATAAAACAAAAGAATTACAATCAAAAAAAAACACTGTAAAATGTACTACGAAATCACCTATATCACTTTTACCAATACATCAACAACAAACTTTAATGAAACAATTAAATGATGATAGAGAAGATTTGATTAGTGATGATGAAAATGTTATTATTACTAAAAATAATATTATTCTAAAACATTCATATAATATGTATTCAAATGTAGATGAAACAAATTTAGAACAAAAACGCGATAAATTATTATTAACATTAAATGATAATAAAAATGAAATTAATGAATATACTGAAATAATTGAAGAAATACAAAAATATTATGAACTTATAGATAAAAAGAAAAAGGAAAATGATAAAATAAAATTAGAATTATCTAAAATTAATAAAGAATTTGAAAGAAGAATAAATAAAGAAATAACAGTAAAAGATTTAAATAAATTATTATTTTCAGAAAAATTAAAAAATCAAAATAACAATAAAATAATTGAGGCATGGAAAACATTAGATAATTATAAATTACCAAATGCTGATAAATTAAAAATTATAACATCTCATCCAGGACATTATATATCACTTGGATGTGAAGCAGGATCAATAAAGAATCCACATTGGTTGGTAAAAGATGAAACTGGAAAAGAATTTTATATTATGTTTTGCGAAACAGATAGTTATACATATTTTTCAAAAGAAGATTATGCTGATGTAATAAATCCAGCAGATAATGTCTATCCAACATGGCATCTCAATAAAACTGGTTATATTTCAACAAAAGGACATGTTAATAAAAAGGGAGAATGCTTATATCTTCATCAGCTAATCTGTAAAAAATATAATGTAAAAGCATATTCAACATTATCAGTAGACCATATTAATCGCAATAAATTAGACAATAGAAAAGATAATTTGAGATTTGCAACACAATCAGAACAAAATCAAAATACAGATAAACGAAATCGTAAACATAATGCAAAACCATTACCAGAAGGATTAAAACAAGAAGATATGCCAAAATATGTATTATTCTATTCAGAAAAATATGGAAAAGATAAAAGAAATAGTAGATGTTGGTTTAATATTGAAAAACATCCATCATTAAATGGAAAAAAATGGTCTACGTCAAAAGCAGGTACTTTATCAGTACAAGAAAAATTAGAACTTGCAAAACAAAAACTAAATGAACTAAATGAACTAAATAATCAAAACAATTAAAACAATTAAAATAAACAAGAAATACAAGAAATACAAGAAATATAATAAAATTTATTTATTTTTTCCATAAAAAAATTATTTCTAACAAAAATCATTTAAAAAATCATTTAATTCTTCATCATCACTCAAATTTAAATTTAATTGAGGATCATCTAATAAATTACCAATATTAGACATATTAATTGTAGATTTAACAATCTTTTTATGATTAGTCAATAAATATTTATTTATAAAATTATATCCAGATAATATATGATCACAATTTTTTGCTCCGGTAACAACAATAGGTCCTTTTTCAAATACAAAGATAGAAATAGTTTTATCAATACAATGATGTTTTACATTAACGCATGCATGATTACTAGGTTCATATTTAGAATCTATTGATTCAGATTGTAACAAATTAAATAATTTTAATCTATCAATTTTATTAGGATATTTAAAATTACTATTTATCATACCTATAATTATATTATCAATAAAATTTAAATGTAATTTAGCATGTTCATTTACAAATGGTTTGTCAACGATAGTCATTGTATTTTTATCAATAATAGCTTTTATAATTTTTAATTCGTTAAAAACTTTTTCTACAACATCAACAACATTTTCGATAGATTTACATCCAGTCATTTGTATGGAACCATTTGTAAATAATTTAATATTAATTGGTTTGTCTTTTTTTGATTTTATCATGACTGCAAGAGATACTTGATTATAAAATACTCTTTTAGCCTTCTTCTTTTTCTTTTGTCTTTTGCGTGGATATAGAGAACGATTTGTACTCGGATCATCATTTTGTCCATAACTAATAGAAATAATATTATCTTTATTTAAATCAATATATCTTGCAATATTATTAACTTTAAATTCAATATCTAAATCACAACAAACAGTCATAGTAGAGATTCGTACATCATCTGGTAACTTATCGATAATTAATGCATCTGATAATTTATTCTTAAATATATCTCTTTCGTTCATATTATTATTATACATATATATTAATTAATAGATAAATAGATTATAAAAAGTTCAATTTTTTATTATATGAAGAGTTAATTTTTTTTATAAATAAATAATATATAAAATAGAGAAAAATGTTATTATAATAATTTTACTTTTATTAGCTGTTCCAGAAATATCTGAATACACAGTAGTATTTAATAATGCAAATATCACAAATTCATTAAATGTATCTAGTAGTAAAATGTGTATTAAAGTGTATTAAATTCAAAGAATTTAACACATTTTAATCACTAATTTTACCCTTCAGAGCCTAAAAAGTACTATATAAATTATATCAAAAACATAGTTTTTGATATAGTTTAATATACTTTTTTGACCCTGGTTTATCAAATCTTGGAAATAATTTAAATGTTAATGGTAATATAACTACTAAAGGTAAAATTGATGCGAGTGGTAATATAACAACAACTGATAATATTAGTGCAAATACTATTAATGCAAATAATATTACAGCTAGTGGAAATATAACTACAAATAAAGATATATTATTTACTTATAATAATACACCAAATACATCATTATCCGCACAATTACTTAGTTTACAACAACAAATAGTGAATTTAACAGCTAAATTTTTATAATTTTACTAAAATAATAATGCGCTAATAAATACATAACATAATATTAAGTTATAAATATATAATGAAATATATCTCATGGGATGTTGGAGTAAAAAATATGGCATATTCATTACTTGAAAAAACAGATGATAATAAATGTAAACTTTTAAAATGTGGTATATTAAATTTAGTTGATAAAAGAGATGTATGTCAATTTGAATTAAGAACAAAAAAATGTTGTGGAAAAATAGCAAGACAAAAAATTTTAAATAATAATTTTCAAGAATTAACAGTATGTAAAGTACATTGTAATAAAATAAAAGTAGAACCAGTAAAACTGGATATTTATAAATGTGTAAAATGTGGAGAAAAATCATATATAAATATATGTGGTAAAGATGAATGGTCATGGTGTGAAAAACATGAAAATTTATCAAAAAAAATATTAACACAATTTAAACCAAAAAAAATAACAGGACAAAATTGTTCACAACAACCAATACAAGAATTAGTATCAGAATTAACACGTAAATTAGATGAGAATAAGGATTTTCTTGATGTGTGCGGTGTATGGATAGAAAATCAACCATCTCTTATAAATCCGTCAATTAAAACTATCGCATCAGCATTATATACATATTTTATAATTAGAGGTATTATAGATAAACAAAATGATAAAATAGAATTTGTTAAATTTGCATCACCGCTTAATAAATTAAAAGTAGCAAAAAAAACAACAGATGCAGCGCTAGAGAAAGCAAAAAGTGCGAGAGAATATTATTCTATTGAAAAAGGTTTATCTATAATATATGTAAATACATTATTAGAATCAGATGAAAAAAAAATATTAAAAACTGCAGTTGAAAATAATGATAATAAAGGAGATGATATATGTGATTCATTTTTACAAGGTTTTCATCATATATTTGATGGAGAAATACCAGAATATTATCAAAAAAAAATTAGAGATATACCAGAAGAACAATTACAAATAAAAAAAATAAAAAGTAAAAAAAAATTAAATAATGATAATTCTAATAACAAATTAAATGATGATAAATAAATTTATTTATCAATCATAACTTCTTCATATTCCGAAATAAGAGGAATAAGAGGAGGAATGGTCATTTTAAAAGTTTTAACACAAATATTATTAGGATCTCTATATTGTGATATATCAAGAGGTCCTCCAAATTTTGTTAATAATTCACGTGGTCCAGCTACTTTAATGATAAGATTATCATTTTGAAATATTTCACGATACATTTGTTTAATTAATACAGTACGTATAGATTTACGATAATCATCTAAATTTTCATTATAAGCAAGCATACATGAAAATCCACAGAAATTACCAAAAACATAATATCTATTATTTTTATAATGGTCTGGTAAAAAACAAGGACATGTATCAAAATTATAAGTACACCACCAACATACAATATTTGTTTTTTCTGAAATTTGTAATTTATTTTTATTAATAGAAATTAAACCAAGATTTATAAGTTTTTTTTTATTTTCTTTTGTTAATGCAATTGTATTTTCATTATAAAGAGATTTATCTTTTAATTTAGATTTTAAATTCATAATAACTGCTTCTCTTCTATTTAATTCATCAATTAATTTTTCAACACTTATATGTTTATTATTTTTTGTTTGAGAATTATTTGGAGTATTATTATCATCATTATCATTATCATTATCATTATCATTATCATTATCATTATCATTATCATTATCATTATCATTATTATTATTATTATTATTATTATTATCTTCATCTGAATTATTTTTATCAGTTAAATATTGTAACTTTTCTCGTATTCCTGTTTTTTTAACTATTTTTGATGGAGATTTAGATATATTTTTTTCTTTGGATTCTTGTTCAAATTCTTCTGAATCATAAATAGATGAATCACTTGAATCAAAATTATTAGTAGATATTTTATCATCAAAATTAGGTAAAAATAATACTAATTGTTCTTCGGTTGGTTCTTTTGATTTTTGTTCCTTTACAGGTTTAACAGAAACTAGATTTTTAGGAGGACGACCTCGTCTCTTTTCTTTAATTACTTGTGATGCCATTATATTATAATATAA